TTCCGTCACCGGTTTCCCCTCGCTTTCGCGGCCGCCTGGAGCACGGCCTCGCGGAACACGTCCCCGGCCTCCTGCACAGCCCGTGCGCCAACGGCGTCCAGCGCCGGCCGCAGCCAGGGGCGGGCCGCCATCTTGACGGTCCCGGTCTCATGGAAATTGAGGTAGAACCCGTGGTCGGTTGCCCCGATGGCGAAAGTCGCCCTGTCCGGCCACCGTTCGACGTTGATCCACTTGATGGTCCTGTAGGCGTGCCCCTGGCCCGGATGGCTCGGGCCGCCGGGGTGGCGTGGAGCCCGTCGGCGCGCCTCTTCGCCGATCCGTTTGGCCGCTACTCTGGCGGCCNTGGTGACGGTNGAGCGCTGGGTGTTGCGNCGCATGGCNTCAAANGCCCGCAACACCGTCTTATGGCCCTGCATCTCGAAACGGATTTCCATGGGCCNTCACTCCTGCACCGCCGCGCAGACNAGCTCCAGCATTTCGCCCCGGTCATAGGTGCGAATGATGTCGTACCGCTTGTCCTGGTAGCGCAGCGCCCGCTCGCCCTGGTACTCGAACGAGCGGACCTCAAACATGACCTCTGGCTGCAGGCCCGCCATGTGCGCCGCGTAGAACTCGCTTTGCCGCACCGACCGCCGGTTGGCGAACACCTGCCGGGCCGTCTCGACCTCCCGCATCTCACCTGTGAGCGGATCCTGCTCCAGCGTCCGTGCCAGCAGCTCGATGACGTCTCGGAACAGCACCGCTCACGCCTCCCGATACTCTTGCGACAGCGTCAGGTGCGCCTTGAGCATGTCATAGGCCCGCTCCAGCCGATCAGCGTCCGGGTTGTCAAAGCCAAAGCGCGCCTTGCAGTACGTGACGATAGCCCTCTTGATGAGGGGGTCGGACTCGTCCAGCTTAGCTGGGGCCACGCCCGACAGCTTGAGGTCCGCCTTGGCCGCCGCAATCAGATCTTGCACCTCGCCGTCGTAGGCGGTAGTGCTGGAGCTGATGCGGAGAGCCAGCTTCACATCATCCAACAACGCCATCGCGCATCACCTGCAGGGCCTGTTCCTTGCCCCGCACCCGGCGCCCATCGGGCAGCTCATACCAGCCGCCTCCGACATGCTTGGGTGCGCTCTCGGCGCAGGACACATGGGCCCCGGCAGGTTCGTCACCCGCCGGGGCCTTGTCCGCTCGCTCAATGAGCCCATGCCGCTCCAAGTACGCCGCCCGGTCGGCGCCTTGGATAAGGCACAGCTTACCGCGCAGGTAAAGCTGCCCGGTCCACGGGCAGACGAAAGACCGCGTCGCCCGGTACATCATCGGGCATCACCTTACTCGCCGTCTGCGGCCTTCCGGACCCGCACGAAGCCGTTCCACTTGATGACGTTGCCACCGACGTAGACAGAGCCGCGGTGCGCCACTTGGCCGCTGCGGAACTTGAAGTCCGTCGACCGCTGGATGTCGATGTCGCTGAAGATGGCCAGCCCGTAGTTGGACAGGTGGCCGTACGCCATGCAGTAGGTGTCGGGCGCGGTGTCGGCCGCTGACAGCACGCCGCAGGCGGAGTTGATAATGAACGGAATACCGTCGATCAACCCCGTATTGCCGTTGTAGCTGATCGTGTGGACACGGTTCCCGTTACCGTCGCGGAGCTTGGCGAACGCCTTGAGATCCTGCTTATTGAGGATCAAGGCCGCCCCGGACTCGACATCCTCTTCGCCACCATACGAGAAAATAATCTCGTCCAGCGTGCCGTCGTCGATGGTTGCCAGCTGCAAATCCGTCGCCGGGTCGATGGCGCCGGCCTTCGGATCCACGCTCGAATAGCTGGAGGCGAAGATGCCCGTGAGTCGGTTCGCGGTGCCGGGTCCCACGAGAATCTGTCGGGCGATGCGCTTCCGCAAGGCGAGGCGCACACCGTTGACGATCTCGGCGTCGTAGTCGATGTCAGGCAGCTTGAGCACACCCTCGTCCTCTTCGGTGTACACCGTCACCTTAGACTTGCCGATGCGCACGAACCCGAACTCGGTGTCGGACTCGTAGTAGTCAGCGTCGTCCGCGACCTCCTGACCCTCGCCGTAGCCACGGACGTAGGACCGCTCGAATGCTTCTCCGCCGAGCCTCGGGAAGATCCGTACCAAGTCCACAATGCTGGAGACTTCATTCCACGCCGGCATCAGGTCGGTACCATACCGGGTGGGCACCAGCACGCCCTCGGTGGTCAACTGGACGGCGTTCATGGCCTTGAGAGCCCGGCCACGATCAGCCGACGCCTGGACACCCCAGCGGGTAATGACCCGCGCCTTGTCGGCCCCCATGGTGTCGACAACCCGTCCAGCGCCGGGCTCCAACGCCGACTCGTCTGCGCCAACCATGCGAGACTGGAGGACCTTCAGGTCATCCTGCAGCGCGCGGGCGTTCGCCCGGGCCACGATGGTCGCCTCGTACTCCCGGTCGAGCGCCTCAATCTGCGCCTTAACCTCGTTGAACCGCTCGACACTGCCCTCAGCCGCATAGGCCTCTGCCTCGGCGACCAGGGCCTTCCGCTTCTCGACATACTCCTTACGCGTCATCGTCCTTGACCTCCTTGAGTCGGATTAGCTCCAGTTGGAGCTGCAGATCGGCCTCACGGCCGCCGTTGTGCGCTTTCCACACATCAAAAAGCCGACGCAGCGATGCGTCAGCCATGTTGAGGACCGCGAGCCGGCTAACCGCATATGCCGGCGCCGCCCAGGCGTTGGCCGGCTCTNGTTCGGCGTCGTCGGCATAGAGGATGCCGTCCGCGAATCCGAGTTCCACCGCCTTGCGGGCGCTCATCCAGGTCTCCTCATCCATCAAGCGAGCCAGCTCATCCCTCGAAAGTCCCGTCTTGATCTCGTACGCGTTGATAATGGCCTCCTTGATTTCGTCGAGTACGCCCGCCATCTGGCGCAAGAAGCCAGCGTCGCCAGCCGCATGGACCCAGGGGTTGTGAATCATCATCACGGCCGCGGGCGACATCAGCACCTCGTCACCAGCCATAGCGATGATGGTTGCCGCCGATAGGGCCTTGCCGTCGATTTTGACGGTGACCCGTCCACTGTGCTCCTTCAGGGCGTTGTAAATGCCAGCGGCTGCCCAAACCACGCCGCCCAGGCTGTCGATCCACACGGTCAGGCTCTTGCCCTTGTGCTTGGCCAGCTCCTCGCGAAACGCATTTGGCGTTACGTGCGGAATCCCCAACCACTCGTACGCCCAAGAATCGTCCTCATCGACGATCTCGCCCTCTATCCGCAATTCTGCTTCCGTGTCGGATCGGTTGAAGAACTGCCAAAAGCGCTTGCTCCTCATTCTTCACCACCTCCCTGGGCAGCGCTGTCGTCGACGACGTCCGTATCGAGCCGCCGGATGGGCCGATCTCCGCCTTCAATCGGCGGCAGGTTCATGATCCGGCGCCACTCGTTTGGCGTGAGGGCGCCCCGGTCAACCATCTGCACCAGCCCGAGCTTTGTTTGCATGCTGGCAAACGTCAGGGCCGTAGCGTCGAATACGATGCGATTGCCGAAACCCCGTTCACGCCGGCTGAAGAGTTTCCGGGTGAATTCTTCCGACATCTGCTGAGCCAGCGGGGCAATCTCGGCCTCATAGTAGGCCAGCCACTCGTCCTCATTGTACTTGGCCTGGACGATGGCATCGTTGACCCGGAAGAACGAGTAGATGCGCTCGACCGCCCGCTGCTGGAGCGGGGAACCTGGAACGTAGGGCTGTCCGCCGTCCCGCATGGGCTCAATGTCGAACTTCCCGTCTTGCGGAATGATGCCCGTCTCGTTCTCCAAGCTCAGGTAGCGCTCCGAAAACTCCCGGACGTTCTTCTCGACGTCTTCTGGTTTGAGCTGATTCCTGAACTTCATTATCCAGCGAATGAACGCCGACCGGCGCACCGCCTGGACGACGCTCTGGTCCGAAGCAGCCACGATTTCGAGCAACTGTTTCAGTGCTTCCGCTTTGTGAGCGCCGAAGATGTCGTTCTCGGCATACTCATCCCGCAGGTGGATGACGTCCTTGTACGGCAGCTCCAACAGGTCGCCGTCCGTCAGTTGGAACCGCATCCACAAGCTCCCGTCCGGTCGCAGGATGGCCTCGGCCGTCGCTGCCGGGATGATATAGAGTTGCTGCGGCAGGCCGTCCTGGTCACGGACAATCTGGACGAATGCATTATTGTTCAACGCCAGCAGCGTTGCCAGCCGCTCCCGGAACATCTGGCCGCCACTATACGGATTAGGCTCCTCCAGTAGCATCCGCAGATACGGCTCCGGGTTGACCTGCAGCTGCCCCGCGGTTTCCCGGATATGCATGGCCGTCAATTTGCCGATGGCCTTGGCCTTAGGCCGGATGGCCGCACGAACGATGTCGCTCTTGTAGAGCGAACCGTCCCACGTTCGATACCAGCTCCCGTGGTCGGTGATGAGCAGGACCCTGCCAACCGTCTCACCGCGGGATCGATTGAAAATGCGCTGCAACCAGCTCACATGCTCACCACCTCTGACAGACGAAAACCGCCTTCGATGGGGCGGCCTCTTCAGGGTTGATAGACAGCGAAGTCGTCCTTACACCGCAAGTACGCCACATAGGCGTTCAGAAACGCCGTGTAGCCGTCGATCCGCGCCCGACTGGACCGCTTATCTGGCGTCACGTTGTTGTTCGCGTCCACCCGGGCCGCCGTGTTTGTTACACACCAGCGGAACAGCCCGTTGTGTCGGCTGAACACGACCTTACGGTCAGCGAACAGCGCCCTGGTTTCCTTCATCGGCGCCGACAGGGTTTTGGCCCCCTGAGCCACCTCAAACAGGACCCCGCGGCCGTCTTTGTCCTCTCGGGGAAAGCCCCGGAGCTCCATTTCCTCGGCGAAGTCCGCGAAATGCCAACGGTCAGCGCCGATCTTCCAGAACACGACACCGTACTCCGTGGTCAGCATCTCGAACCACGCAGCCACGTCCTTGCGGCTGACCAGCGACCCATCACAGATATGCAGCAGCTTATGGTTCAGCGGGTCGCTGGCGCCCGTCCGAGTGAAGCTCTCATAGGCCATCTGGTCCCGCTTGCTGTTCTGCTCCAGGCGGTTTCTGGCGATGAAATACCGCTGGAACACGTGGAGCTTTCCGTTGAACGGGACCAGTGCCGTGGCGCAGCACAGGTCCGTGGTTTCGGCCAAGTCCACGCCGCCCACGGCGTATTTGTCTCGGAGCATGTCCAAATTCATGTCGGTCGCGCACTGGTCGACCACGTGCAAGTCGAAGTACGCAACCGCCGTCGATGCTGCCCGGTTCAAGTGCTTCGCCAAGAAGCTCGGCAGCATCGACGGGTCGGCGACCGTCTTCTGGTACTCCTCACGCAGATAACGCAGAGTAGGCCGACCTTCGAGCAGGCCCGGGTTCGCCTTGATCCAGCACCGCTCATCGGTCGGGTCGTCATCCTTGTCGATACGAAAAATCATCGGGAAGAGGCGCTCGTCGGTCTCCCCGTTAAGGCGCTTTTCGCACCGTTCCAAGATGCTATCGAAGATGCCTTCCCGCACGAAGCCGAAGGTGCTGATAATGATGCCCAGCGGCTGCGCCCGGGCTCCGGTCGCCGAGGTGAACACGTCATACGTGTTCCTGTCGGTAATCGCGTGCAATTCGTCAATGACGTAGCAATGCGGGTTCAAGCCGTCCTGGTTCTGAGAATTCTTCCCTCCAGGCTTCATGAAGCTACTGGTCGCCGGGAACAGCAACATCTCGGCGTTGTCCCGGTCCCGCTTGGTTCGCCAGTATTTCCGCGGGTTATCCGGCGGGGTCAGGTATGGGCTCGACTGCAACAGCGCCTTCGTGTTTTCGTATACGATGGCGGCTTGCGACTTCACCGTCGCAAGGCACCATACCTGGGCGGCTGGCTCACCGTCCAGCATGAGCATGTAGGCCGCCAAGGCGCTAATGAACGTCGACTTGCCCCACTTGCGCCCGACGAACAGCACCAGCTCCCGGAAATACCGGACCTCCATGTCCAGTTCGGGGTCGTGCCATTTGATGCCCAGGACGCACGCCGCAATGTACTTCTGCTCGATGGACAGTTCCAACGGCTGGCCGGCCCAACGCCCCTCCTTGTGCCGCAGCATCGAGCAGAACTCGATGAACGCCTCAACGTCGGTCGGGTCATAGAAAATGTCGTCACGGGCCAGTAGGTCTTCAACCAGCCGTTTGAGCTTCTTGATGTCCTCGCAGTGCCGCTCCGGGTGCGCTTCGACGTAGTCGTGCCAGTCTTGGATGTACTTGGGCAGCGACTTACTTGACTCGGCGGATCCTCGACTGGACGAGCGCCTCGAACGGGTTTTGCTCGCCGCCACCCTTATCCTCCTTGCTAGCACCGGACGCATTGGCGAGGTCGGCCAATTGTTTGCACGTCGCCAGGTACTGCCGCGCCATCTTGTCATAGTGCTGCGCGGCAGCCCGCACTCTAGTCATAGGCGGGGACGACGGCCCCGCCTGATACACCTCGGTCGAGCCGTTTTCGTTGATGTCCTTTTCGAGGTCCTCCAGCTCGACACGCAAAAATGCAGCCCGCTCGATAAGGCCTTCCACCAATCGGAGTTTATCTTCAGGCATCGAGGACAAAATCTCCCGAAGCCTCTTTTCCTCCGCTTCGATTCGCTTATCTCTTGTCATCTGCTTCTTTCTCGCCACATTTCCACCGCCTATTCAGGGCCCAAAACCACGGGGTCGCGCACGCGCGACCCTCGAGTA